CGGCACGGCCGAAGCCGTCGCCGCCGCGGTCGCCGCCGAATAGGCGCCGCCCAGGCAGCAGCCTGGGCGTTGCATAGCCGGGTACGGGCAGGCATACGGGGGTGCCTGCCCGCCTCGGAGGTGCCCATGCCGCTCGCCCTCGCCCTGCGCCCGACCTCCCTGCGCGGCCGCGGCCTCGTCCTGCCCGCCCCGGCCTACGACCTCGACTTCGCCGGCAGCAGCACCGCGAGCGACCTCGCCGCCGCCGGCTTCAGTTTCAGCCGTTCCGGCATCGCCCTTGCGCTGGACGGCACCATGTTCACCGCCGACGTGCCGCGTCTCGGGTCGTCGGGGCTGCTGATCGAGGTCAGCCGGACCAACAGTTTCGTCTACTCCAACGACCTCGCCAGCGCGTCCTGGGTCAGGGTCGGGGTCACGCCAACGACCACCGCCGGCACCGCGCCCGGTGGGGCCTACAGCTCGACCGTGCTGGTCGAAAGCGCTTCGAACGAGCTTCACCACGCGTACCAGGGCTTCACCTATGCCGCGTCCACGGCCTACACCTGCAGCGCCTTCGTCAAGGCGGTCAGCGGCACGCGCTGGGCGCGCCTGACCTTGCCGGTCGGAGCGTTCGGCACCGCGCTGAGCGCGAACTTCGACTTGGCCACGGGCGCCATCACCGTCACCGGGGGCAGCCCGACCTGCACCGCGACCTCCATTGGCGACGGCTGGTGGCGGATCAGCATCGCCGCCACCACCACGACGGGCGGGCTGGCCAGCGCCTCGGTCGGCATGGCGGCCAGCGCCTCCGGCACCAACACCTACGCCGGCGACAACAGCAGCTCCATCCGGGTCGCCTTCGCCCAGCTTGAAGCCGGGGCCTTCCCCTCCTCCCCCATCCCGACCAGCGGCTCCGCCGTGACCCGCAGCGCCGAGAACTGCATCGCCACCCGCAGCGCAGCGGCAATGCTGCAAGGCACCGTGGTGGCGGACGTGATCACGCCACCGGCGGGCACCACGAGCATCCACTACGGCTGGTCCGCGTCGGACGGCACCATCAGCAACCGGGTCGGCCTCGGGCTCAACAGCGCCGGCATCTGCTTCGCGGTGGTGACCGACGGCGGCGTCAGCCAGGGCACGCCAGGGGCCAGTGGCGTGCCGTTCGGGTCGATCCAGCGCGCGGCAATGCGCTGGCGCACGAACGATTTCGGCGTGTCGGTGGGTGGCGCCGTGCCGGTGCTCGACACATTGGCCACGATCCCGGCCGGCCTGACGCAGGAGCGGGTTGGGTCTGGTGCGGATGGCGGGGCACAATGGTACGGCACCATCCGCCGCGTCCGCCTCTGGTCGCAGGCGCTCGACGACGCCACGCTGCGGAGCCTGTCGACATGACGCCGCGCGGCTGCCGCTCGGCGATCCTCACGCTCGGCGTCGGCGTGCTGCTCTGGCTGGCCGCCGCCCTCGCCGTCTACCGCTGGTGGCTCGGCTGATGCCGCGCCAGCGGCAGCCTTCCCGCGAGGAGCGCATCGTCTCGGACCTCGAGTGGCTGGCCGGCGACCCGCGCGGGCGGCGCCTCCTCTGGCGCTTGTGGTCCTCCACCGGCGTGTTCGGCCCGGCCGTCTCCGACGCGAGCCTGCAGGCCTTCGCCGAGGGCCGCCGCAGCGTCGGGCTCGAGTACTGGCAGGGTGTTGTACGCTTATCGCCTACAGTCGCAGCACTCGCTCTGCAGGAGAACTGCGTGAGCGAGAGCGATGGACGCAGGCGCGACCCCGACCCCGACGACCCCCGACACGACCTCGCCGATCGCTGGCGGGACATTGTTGGGCCAGAAGAGCCCGAGCCCCCAGCCGGACCAGGGCCAGCCGCCCCCGGCTGATCAGCCCAAGCCCGGCGAGCAGGCACCCCAGGGCGACCAGCCGAACGAGCCGCCCGAGCAGGGCGAGCCCGAGGGCGGGCAGGCCCCGGACGAGAGCGCTTATGCCGGCCTGACCGTCGGCGAGGGCCTCCTCGCCGACGAGGCCGCGCTCGCCGACTTCAAGAAGCTCGCCGCGGCCAACCGCATCGCCCCGGAAGCCGCGCAGCAGATCCTGGACATGCACGGGCGGATGCAGGCCGCCGCCATGCAGCAGTGGCAGGCGACGGTGCAGGACTGGCGCCGCCAGGCCGAGGCCGACCCGTACCTCTCCGGCGGCGACATCCCGAACGGCGGGTTCCGCTCGTCGAAGGAGGCGGTGGCCGCGGCCGGGCGCTTCCTCAACCAGTACGGCGACAGCGAGCTGCGCCAGGCGCTCGACCAGTACGGGCTGGGCAACCACCCGGCGCTGGTCCGCGCCCTGGCCAAGGCGGGCCGCGACCTCGCCCCCGACACGCTGCATGCCGGCCGCCCGGCGCCGCGGGCCAACCCGCTGCGGGCGATGTACCCGACCATGGGCGACGAATATTTCCCGAACTGACAGTCACTTAGCAGCTTTCCCAGGTCCACTTAGCAGGAGACCGCTTCCGTGGCGACGATAGGAAACACAGTCCCCACCATGGCGGACTTGGCGAAGAGGATGGACCCCAACGGGACGCTCGCGCCCGTGGCGGAGCTGCTCGCGCAAACGAACGAGATCCTCGACGACATCCCGTGGATCGAGGGCAACCTGCCCACCGGGCACCGGACGACGCTCAGGACATCGCTCCCCACGGTCTACTGGCGGCGGTTCAATCAAGGCGTGCTGCCGAGCAAGAGCGGGACGGCCCAGGTCGACGAGACCGTCGGCATGATGGAGGGCTACTCCGAGGTCGACCGCGAGCTGGTGCGGCTCTACGGCAACCGCGGCGCGGCGTTCCGGGCCTCCGAGGACACCGCCTTCGTCGAGAGCATGAACATCGAGTTCAGCAGCAAGCTATTTTATGGCAACGTGGCGACGACGCCTGAGGCTTTCACGGGGCTAGCGACGCGCTTCGCCGATGTGAACTTCGGCGAATCCTCCTCCGGTGCAAAAGACGGCGCAATCGTCGAGGGCGGAGGCTCTGGCTCCGACAATACTTCGATCTGGCTGGTGGTCTGGGGCGAGAACACGATACACGGCATCTACCCCAAAGGCACCGAAGGCGGCTTGCAAAGCGAGGACCTCGGCGAGAACACCAAGGTTGACGCCACCGGCGCCATGTACCAGGTGCTGCGCTCGCATTTCATGTGGAAATGTGGAATTGCGGTGAGGGACTGGAGATATGTTGTAAGAATTGCCAACATCGACTGGTCCAATCTTGTCGCGAACTCGTCGGCCGCGAACCTGATCCAGCTGATGATCAAGGCGATTGATAGGGTGCCGAACCTGAACGCGGGCCGCCCGGTGTTCTACGCCCCGCGCGGCGTGTTCACCATGCTGCGGGTGCAGGCGCTGTCGGCCTCACAGTACACCACGACCTTCGATGAAATTGCTGGAAGAAGGGTGATGAACTTCCAGGGGATACCCATTCGCAAGGTCGACGCTCTGCTCACCACCGAAGCCCAGCTGACCTGAGCCGAGGACAGGAGGACCTAGGATGCTCTTGGACGCACAACTCCTGTTCAGCGACGGGCAGGCGGTGACCACCACCGCGAACAGCACCAACGTCATCGACCTGCTGAGCAACCGCGACATCGGCGCGGGCGAGGACCTCTGGCTGGTCGTCGTCGTCACCGAGGCGGCCACGGCCGCGGGCGCCGCCACGGTCACCTTCACGATGGAGACCGACGACAACATCTCGTTCTCGAGCGCGACCACGATCTACACCAGCCCGGCCATCGCCAAGACGGCATTGACCCTCGGCGCGCGGGCGATCGGCGTGAAGGTGCCCAGGTACACGGAAAGATACCTTCGCCTCGCCTACACGGTGGCGACCGGGCCGCTCACGGCCGGCAAGTTCACCGCCGGGATCACGCTCTCCGGCAGCATCTCCGACGAGACGCGCAACCCGTACGCCCGCGCCAGCTACGGCGTCGCCTGAACCTGAGGAGGATTGAGCGATGCCCACGTACAGAGTCAACCGCCGCTCCTGGTTCCCGGGCCTGGGCCTCGTCGAGCCGGGCGTGGAACTGGAATACGACGGCATGCCGGGCACCAACCTGGACAGCACCGACGATGCCGGCAAGCAGGCCAAGGAGGAGGCGGCCCGCCTCCGCCAGGCCACGGCCGCGGCCCAGCAGGCGGCCCGGCAGCTGGCCGACGGCTTCCGCCAGGCCAGCACCGAGGCGTTCCGCCCGCCCGAGAGCAGCTTCAAGAGCGGCGAGGACGTGACGCTCGAGGCGCCCGACGCGCGGATGGGCAAGAGCGGCGCGCTCCTGCCGGCCGATCAGGTGCCCGAGGGCGACCTGCCCGGCCCGCCGCCGAGCCTGGGCGGCGACATCCCGCCGGACAGCACGACGTTCGTGCCCGCGGGCGTGGTCAGCCAGCCGACCGCCGAGGACGAGGACGAGCCTGCGCCGAAGCCGCGCAGCCGCCGCAAGCCGTCCGAGGAATAGCCGCCACCTCGAGGAGCGGCCGTGCCCGACCTCGTCACGATCTGGAATCTCGCCCTCGCCCACGTCGGCGAGGGCACCGTCGTCTCCGATCCGGACGAGCAGACCACGGTGGCCCGCGTCTGCCGCCGGGCCTGGGAGCAGGCGCGCGACAGCACCCTCGCCGAGCATCCCTGGCACTTCGCCCGCCGGCTGCGCACGCTGGTCGCCTACGACCCGGCGCCGGAGGATTGGGCCTACGCCTACCTGCTCCCGCCTGACGTGATCACGATCCTCGCGGTCAACCCGACCTGGCTCGACGTGTGGACGACCGCGCCGGCCACCTACTGGTGGACCGACACGCAAGGCGCCATCTACAGCGGCGGCCCGGCCCTGGCGGCGCTGCTGCCGCGCATCCGCTGGCAGCTCGGCGGCGCCACCGACGAGGACGGCCTCGACACGCCGCTCCTGCTCAGCGAGACCACCCTCGCCAGCATGACCTACACCCGGCGGGTCGAGAGCCCGGCGACCTACCCGCCGCTGTTCGTCGACGCGGTGGCGTGGAAGCTGGCCTTCGAGATCAGCCTGCCGCTCAGCCGGTCGGAGAACATCCGCAGCCTCGCCTGGTCGGCTTATCAGGCGGCCCTCGCCAAGGCGGCGGCGCTGGACGCGCGGCAGCGGCGGGACAGCGCCATGCCCGACGCGGAGGCCACCCTCGAGCGGGGCTGGTAGCGTGGCGCGCGCGCG